TCCACCGGGGGGCGTTGCGGAGGCAGAAGCCGCCGCGTCAGCGTATGCCGTTGTTGCCACCTTGGTCGAGTTGTCCGATGGGCTTTGTGTAGTAGCCGTCACGCCGCTTGCCAGCACGCTCGTTGCAGAGAGCGTAGCGGTTAGGTTCGTGCCGTCGAACGTGAGGTTAGCCGAACCACCAAACGCGCCTGAGTTGTTAAACTGGACGTGTGTGTTAGAGCCACCCGGCGTGCCAGCACTGGCGGCTGCGGCTGCATCAGCGTAGGCTGTCGTGGCAACCTTAGTCGAGTTGTCTGATGCCGACTGCGTTGTTGCGGTAACGCCGTTTGCCAGCACAGAGGAGGCGTCTGGGTTGATCGTGCCTACGAGCGTGCCACCGGCAATCGTCAGCGTATTGGCGCTATGGGTGATGGTTACATCGGCGGCGTTGTAATCAAAAACAAACCCGCTTGGCAGGTTGACCGTCGTAGCCGCTATGCCTAAGTCCTGCCCCGTATCGCCCAAACTGTCAGCGTAGACGTTAGCCCACCGCACAGAGGTCGTACCCAGATCGTCCGTGCTGTCGGTGTCGGAGATGATGTTGCCGCCGCTCGTTATGCCGCCGGTAGCCGTCGTTAGGCCCGTGACGGTCGCAGCGCCGGCAAACGTAGCTAACTGCGCCGAGGATACGGTCAGCGCGAGCGTGCCGTTGGTCGTAACTGTCAGCGCGTTAGTCGAATGGCTGTAGCTGATTTTGCCGACGTCGTTGTCGCCGTCGTCGCCGAAATAGATGTTCCCCGCGCTCGTATTGCCCGAGAGTATCGTCAGGCCGCTGGCCGTTGTGTTCTCAAACACCGCCTCGTCTGCATCGGCGTGGGCCTGCACTGTGCCGGCGCTGCCGCTATGGACGTGGAGCTGGCCCCCGTCAGCAGTTGATATGCCCGCCCCGACTACCAGCTCGCCCAGCACATAGGAGCCGGTGCTGTCGAGGTCTGAGTTGGTAATAGTATGGTCGTAAATATTGGAAAATTCAGAGTTGAGATCGCTTGCTGTTAGCGTCTCGCCGCTGGCCCACGTCTTTACTGCTGTTAAATTCATTCAGCAAATTCTCCCACGGTCTTATGGTTTTTTTAACGGGCCGTGTGCCGTTATCTGTTTTGCCCTGCAAACTGGCGTGCGCTAATCTGCCCTGCTGCGCGTCCAAGCGTATTGATTAGTCGCTGGCTTGTTGCGTCTTGCCACGCGCCCTCAGTCAAAAATCGGCGACCCCGGGGCGTGATAACGCCAGCACCTACGCCTACCTGTGTCAGATATTTGCCCAGCACTGCAAAGGGCGTCCTAAAAGCATCGCGGAAAAAATTGGATATTTCATTGACGTTGCCTGTGCGCGACCTGTTTGCATATCGCTCGCTAACACGCGCCTCACGCATCATCTTGGCAAAGTCAATAAGGTCGCCGGCCAGTTCATCGCCAAAAAGAGCGCGCAACTTACGCTCGCCGTTAGCAGCAGTGCCGCCTAAACCATCAATAGCCGTCTCTAACTTAGCGCCGCTTACGATGTCGTCGCCGCCCGTCTTAACCATTGCTTTATCGCGCAACTGCGTAAGTATCTCAGCCTGCAACATCTGCCACGCGCGTTGTCCTTCTGCGGTCGCCTTAACACCCTGCGGCGTGTCTACCGCGCCCAGCACCTGCTTTAACTCCAGCACCTGCGCCGGCTGAAAACCCGACCGCATAACACGCGGCGCCAGCCCTTCTAACGTGCTTGGATCGCGCAATAGACTAGCAGCGTTCAAATCCATCAGTGCAAAATCCTCGCGTGCCAAGCCCAGCGCCTTTTGCGCGCGTGCCGGCATCTCGCGGTGTATCTGGCTAGCGCGTATGTCCTGCTGCTCGGCCAAACGAGACATTGCCGCGCGCGTGCTTTCTGACGCGCCTTCCAAATCCATTAACCGTTGATTGACGCGCGTTGTCAGTCGATCCGCGTCAAACTTGCTCATATCGCCACGCTCGACCGCATCGGCCAGTCTACTGCCAAAACCAGTCAACTCATTGCTGTCCATAAACTGAATCTCAGACTCAACAGCATCGACGTTGCGGAAATCAAAATCCTGCGCACGCTCGGCAAACATGCTGGCTGCTTCATCGTCAACATCTTCAGCCACCCGTCGATAAAAGCGGTCGTCGCGGCGCAGCGCCTCCAGCAGATCATCTGGCGTCTCTATGCCCACCTGCGGATACCGCTGGCGTAACTGCTCGGCCATCTGATCCAACTCAAACGGCTTGCGGTTGGCGTTGCGCATCATCGTCTCTACGCCTCTCAGACGACGCATGACGCGCGGCGATATGTTGCCCGGCAACTTAGCCGTATTTAGCCCACCAACGCGCTCAATGGCCTGCGAAATGTTTACCAAGTCCAACTGCTTGGCGCTACCTACAGCCGCTCGACGTGCCGCCACCTCTGACTCGCGCGCCATGACCTGCGCCAACTGGTCCTCATCTAATCGCCCACCCTGCATAAAGATGTTTTCCGCATCGCGTGCCAGTGCGCCATAAATGTCGTTGAGCTGCGCAGCAATGCCGGTCGCGCGTAGCTCCTCGCTGCCACCACGCTTAATGCCACCTACCATGCGCCGCAGATCATCCAACTCTTTAAACGTCGTGACCTTTTCTGCGTCACGGACCAACTTGTCCAGCATATCGTTGGTCGGTCGGCTTATCTCAAACTCCGACCCGGCGCCCATGCGACTGCGCACGCGCTCTAAGGCATCTAACGTCTCCGGTGCCGTCACGCGCATATTTTTCGAAACGATCTCGTTCAGATCTTTATACGCTTGATTGACTGCCGTCTCTCGCGCGTTGACGCCGGCGTCAATAGCACCTTGATACACCGACTGCGTGTCTGCACTTTTTGCTATGTCCAGATTGCCAAGCATACGGTCAAATAATTGCTTAGTTTCAGCCTCAAATGGCTGCTGCACTTCGCGCGAAAAACGACCCAATGTTGCCGGCGACTCAGCAACGCGCTGCTCTACCATCTGCAATGTCGGATTCATCGTTTGCGCGCTTAACGGCAGCTTGCTCTCTAAGTCGCCGCCATACTTTGCGCCAAACCGTGCTGCTTGATCGACCACGCCACTGCGCAACTCAGGCGAAAGCGAACCCTTAAACGGTGCTGCGAGCTTTCTTAGCCCTGCACTAAGACCCAAGCCAACGCCCTGACCAACGCCCGACACCGCACCCTCGACCAAAAGATCCTGCGCGTTGACGCCCTCTTGACTGCCTAAGTAATTGCCAATCGCCTGCTCTATGCCGGCGCCTGCAACGCCACCCGCTGCTGCACCCGGCACACCGCCGGCCACAGATGTAGCAAGACCGCCCAATGTGCCTAAAAGCGTGCGCGGCAATCGACCCACCATATCAGCAAAGTCGCCGGCATCAAAGCCTTCTGGGTCTACCGGCTGCGTGCCTGCCGCCGTGCGCACCATCGGCGTGCCACGGTCCAGCGACACGTCATAGCCTAAACGCCGCAGGATATTGACCTCACCCGCCGGCGTAGTAGCAAAGCCCGACTGCACGCGATCCATAAAGCCCGGCCCACTTGTGTCACGAAGCAGGGCATCCAACTCCTCTGGACTATACCGCGCTGCTATTTCTTCGGGCGTCAGCCCATATAAATCTTGTAGTCTTATTGGCATTAGTAAGTTCCAGTATTGCCATAGGCATTAACGTTGGCATTTTGAAGTAAGCGCGCCCTTTGGATATTGTTTATAGTGGTCGCTTGATCACTGTTGGCTGAACCTGTTTTACTCAAGTCCCGCCACACATCAAACTCTTTCCGTTCAAGTCGTATGCCTTTGTATCTATCGCGCAACTGGCTCAACCGATCTTCGCCTATTTTTAGTTCAATACTTGGCAGCCTAAAAGGATCGGCCCGACCTGTTAAATCCATAACTGGAACACCAGAGGATCGGCCCTTAATTGTTCTATCAACAAAACCGTCAATAGCATTTCTACGCGCCGCATACGACGCAAAGGCCAACTCTAACACTTGACGCTGACCTTCTTGGTTTAATCGGGCACCCGTAAACAGGTTATCCAACTTAATTCCCATTTGATCGAATAAAGACAGACCGCGCTCTAATGTGTCAAACTCCTCTTGACGAACTACACTGCCCGGATCTTGTAACTTTGCCAACGCTTTAAGCATCGCAATATCAGCAAAACCACCGTCGATAAAGACGGCTTGCACGACTTCATCTAAGCCGCGATCCACGTCATTACGAATTCTTATCATCGGCTCGTTGCGCAAAACACCCTCAAAACTATCAAGACGCTTGTTTTTTTCGTTGTCTATTAACATGCGCTGGCCTGCAGACGACTCTTGATATGCCGCGACAAAAGCCATTCCTTTACGACCCGTCGGATCATCGCCAACTGCTGCCAAGTATTGCGGCGATGACAACAACTCTTGTTCAGTCAAGCGCGGCGATGCATACCCAAGACCTTTGCCTGCATTTGCAACCTGCGTCAGCATTTGTTGGCCGGTTACTCCACCCGTCGGCTTTTCTGGCCGGTTAAGGTTCTCAATTTGCGCTTGACGCAGTTGATTTATTATATCTTGCTGCTCGCTTGCTTGTTTAGATAGATTCAACGCTTGGCGCCTATCGGCTAATTGTGCATTAAACGCGGCCTGCCCTATCTGCGACAAACTTGGCGGTGCTTGATAGTCACCCATTCGCAGCGTCGCGCCAGCCGTGCGACTACCAGCGCCAGACGGTCCTACTGGTCCCATTGCGCCGCCGCCTACCGCTATAGGCCCAGCAGCCTTGCCTGCGCTTAACGGAATACCACTTGCCTCCAAAGTACCACGGCGTATGTCGATCTGATCGCGGAGGTTTTGATTCTGCAGGTCTTGCGCCTGTGCGGCTCTTTCTGCTTGGCTCAGTCCTTGATACATACCAATGGCCTGTGACCCAAGTCCGGCAATCTGCCCAAGCGAACGCAACGTATTCGCCCTATCGCTGCCTCGATAACTCAGCGGCACCTGCATTGGCGTAGAACGACCACCAAACGCATTTACCAAATTGGAAAAGTTCGTCTCCTCCTGTTGGCGCGCACGCTGGCGATCCATTGCACGATTAAGCGCGCGCTGGTCAGCACGCTGTGCTTTGTTTTCCAAATATGCTTGACCGCTCTGCAGGGCGAGCTGTCCTAAAATTGCCCACGGTATCGCCATTATTCAGTTCCTTTTATAACTGTTCCCAAGACATGTCATTGCCCATCTGCCGCAATATATATCGCGTTACTCCGTCAGCACCAATTGCCGTGCGACCCGATGGATCTGATACGTCAAGCACTGCGCCACCCGGCAAGGGAGGTGGCGTGCCGTCAAGCGTGGATACACTTTCATACGTCGAATCCGGACCGCCGACGCCAGTCCCACCGCCACCGCCGCCAGTCCCGGTCAGCCAATCGCCCAATAAATTGCTGAGTAGTGCATTGCGCTGTTCTGGAGACATAAATCCGCTCTTTGCCAATTCCAGTATCTGTGCAATGTCTAAGTCGCGGAAATCGCGCGTCTGTGCCGCTTCGGCCCGTGCAGCCGCTTCGCCCGTCAGCGTATCTTCTCCACCGACGCGGCCGAACAGCGCATCCATCATCATCTGCTGTGCGCGTGCATCGGCACTTCGCGATAGGCGTCGCTGTAACGCGGCTGTATCCAGATCGCTTTCCAGTGCCTGCTCTGCGCGCTGGTCTGCGCTGGTCTGCAACGTGCGACCCAAAATGGCGTTAAGTATGTCCTGCTGTGCGAGGTTTTCTGACCGCTGATTGGCCGACTGATTCAAGCGGCGCTGCAGGTCGGCGGTCGATAGGTCTGACGTAAGCGCGCGCCCGGCCATCGTGTCCTGACCCTGAAACTGGCCCGTCAAGCCAGCCTCGGTCGCCTGCCGGCCTAAGATCGCGCTAAGGATGTCCTGCTGCGCCAGACGGCCCTGCAGCGTCTGCATGGGCGCTTGATTCGCTGCGCCGGTATCGAACAGGCCCGTAATGCCCGCTTCCGACAGGCGCCGCTGTAGGTCGCTGCTTTGGAGCGCGTCGGCTAACTGCTGGCCGGCCATCGTCTGCTGGCCTTGATACTGACCGGTCAAGCCAGCCTCGCGTAGCGCCCGGTCTAAGCCCAGCTCCTGCGCCTGTAGCGTCTGTATCGGCGCTTGATTGGCCGCACCGGTATCAAACAGCCCGGTCACACCAGCCTCGGCCAACCGGCGCTGCAAGTCGGCGCTGGTAAGATCAGACTCCAGTGCCTGCCCTGCGCGTATGTCCTCGCCCTGCGCCAGCACGTTGCCTATCTGATTTTGCCGCATCTGCTCGGCAAATATCTCACGTTGCGTTGGTGCGGTCTGCGTCAGCAAGCGGTTGAGCGTGCGGTCGGCGATGTCCTGCTGTAAGCCCATGCCCTGCATACGCTGCCCTGCCTCGGCCCGTGCGCGCTCGTCGCTCATCTGCTGGTATCCAAGCGCGTCAGACAATGCGGCGCGCTGTAGGTCTTGATTAGCTAACCCAAGCGTATCGCGTCGGCTTTGTAGGCCGAGCGCATCCGACAACGCACCGCGCTGCAGATCCTGCTCCGATAGCTGGCGACCCAGCGCCTGCTGCGATAGGCCGGCCACGTCCGAGATCGCCGCACGCCGTAGGTCTTGGTTTGCCATCGCCAACTGGTCGCGGCGACCTTGCAGACCCAGCGCGTCAGCCAGCGCCTGCGACTGTAGGTTGTAGGCCAGCGCATTGATGTCGTTTAGGCCACGGTCACGCTGGCCCAAAAAGTCGCCCAGCACGTCGGCTGTGTCGCCCGACCGCAGGACGCCCAAACGGTTTAGGTTCTCGCGGAGCTGCGCTTCGGTATCGGCGCTCTCGGCCAGATAGTTAGCGCGCTGCTGCTGTATCAGTGGATTGTCGCCGCCCAGCAATCGGTCCATCACGACCTTCTCGGCGGCGTTGGTCAACTGACCCGACGGGTCGATATAGTCGCCCTGCTGCATCAGTCGCTGGTTGGCGACGTCGATCGCGTTTTGCAGGTTCTCGTCCTGCCCTAAGATGCCGCCAATGCCCATCGCCTGCTGTATGCGGCGCGTGGCTAAATCCTCGGCGCGCTGGCCCATCGACTGATCTATGCCAGCAAGAAAGTCGTCCGTGCCGACGCGCTGCTGCAGACGACCCTGCACGGCCTGCTCCAGCGGCGACAGCGTGGTCGTGGTCGGCAAGTTTAGATTGGTAAAACCTTCTTGACCGGCGCGATTGGCTTGATTGACGTACTCCGACACCTGTGCCTGCTGATTGGCCTGTAACGCCGCGTCGCGGTCGATCAGCTCGCGCAGGAAGTTTAGCCTATCCTGCTGCATATCGCGCTGCATCTGACCGCCCAACGCCGTAGAATCGGCCTGTAGAGCCGTCGTGGTCATGTTGTTGCCGCTGGACTGCACGGGCTGCGGTGCGGGCTGCGCCGCCTGCGCGACCTGCTCCTCTAAGTTCCGCACCTCCTGCCGCAGTTGCTCGTTTTGAATAACCGGGTCATTAGATACAGCCGTGTTTAACAGGCCGCGATACTCGTCGCCACCCAAAAACATATTGATAGAGTTCTGCACGTCCTGCGGTAGATCGTTCAGCGAAAGACCGCCTGACGTGCGGTAGTTGGCGATACCCGTGCCGCGGTTAAAGCCCTGCGGATTGGCCCGTATGTCGCGCATTACCTCTTGTTCTATCGCACCGTAATCTGGCGCTGACGCCTCTGGCCCCATGCTGCTGGTGGCCGATGCGCCTGACGTGGGACTGCTACTATCGCCGCTTAACGCACCGCTGCTGTATCCGGGTGCCTGCTGCCCCCCGCCAAACGTCACGCCGAGGATTTGTGCAATCTGATCCGCTGCGCCGGCACTGTCGATGCCCTTGTTGCTGTACTGACTGGCAACGTCGCCAACGCGGAAAAAGGCATCCATGCCGCCGGCCTTTTGTGCCTGTTCGCCGAGCGTTTGGAACATTGACGTGTTAAACGCACCGCCCTGCTTACCAAAATTTAAAATGGCGCGGATTGGATCGTTGTCGTCTGCAGCCGCAAAAAATGATGTAAACGCATCTGCCATTAACTTACCCCTGCTCTTTGTTTGCGGTGGCGACCAATCACCTTAAACTGTAGGTGCGTGCGGCGTATGCGATACGGCTCGCCTGCAGCGTTGTTTGTAAATTTGAGTGAACTGTGCGGGTCGTATCCCTTTAGGTCCAAATCTTTGCTTACCATGCGAACCGTGCCGACGGCATCTGTGTCGAGGATAAAAGCATCCATCGCGCCACCCCCGCCGGTCGTCGTTAGCGTTCCACTGTTGACACCTACGCCCTGAGATTCTTGCTGTACGTTTAGCGAGTAGTTGCCCAACGCGTCGTAATATGTGCGCGCGTATAGCCAGCGCAGATCCACGTCGCCCCCCATCGGAGCCGGCGCACCTGTCTCAAAATTGCTTTTATATGCAGCGCCCTCGTGCGCAAACGTGCTCTCGGGCTGGTGATCCAACAGCTTGCCGTTAAAATTGCCGGCGTGGGGCTTATTATTAATGATGGCTGCACAGTTCCGCTCAAACGTGGTGCCGGTGCCGTCGTAGGGTCCATACCACGCAAAGCGCGGATCGTTTGTCGCCGGGTCTACATACCGGTGCTTGAGCGATACAACCATAATGTGATTCATGTTGACTTGATCGTCGCCGTACGGCAACCAAAACCACACCTCGTTTTCGGCTGCGTAGAATACGGCAAACGTCTTATGCAGGCGCGTCTTATTAAGCTGGTCCCAATAGCCCAAATCCAGCGCGTAACTGATTTTTTCGATGGTGTCGCCGCCGGCCCACATATAAATGCCGTCGTCCAGCACAAACATCTGCGCGTTGCCCGGTATCGTTACGATAGCACGGCCCGACAGTGTGCCGCCCTGCTGCGGGTTGCGCGGGTCGGTCGTTGTGCGCTGCTGTAGTTGGTATGGGATCGTGGCGTTGCCCGTTGGCAGCAATACAGCAATGAAGTCCTCTGTGTGTATTGCCAGCGCGTTCTGAAGCGGCTGCAGCCCCGTAATGGGCGACCCGAGATTATAAAACGACGATGCGCCGTATGTCTCAGCGTCACCCGCGTCCGAATACCAAACGCGGTCGAGGTCTGCGTTGGTGTTGGCAAAAAAGACGCGGTTATCAAAAAAGGCAACGTGCTTGGCCGAGGTAAACCGACTGCTGACATTGAGCGTGGCAGCGTTACCGGCACCCGTCCATTTCCACGGCGGGTTTACGCCATTGGTCGCAATAAACGTGTCAAACGCCCTGACCCACTCAAACGTGTTGTCGTCGCCTACCGTGACCGTAACGCTGCCCGTTATATCTGTCCAGCCGCTGTTGTAATAGTAAACCTTAGACCCGGCAACGATCACGTCGTATTCGGTGCCAGTAGACGGCACGCGAAACTCTGCAGCCATCGTCAACGTAGGTGTGCCGGCAATGGCCGACTCTGACTCATACGAAGTCGTGCCAAGCACTTTCTCGATTGCTGCTGCCGCCGTTAGCCGCGCATTAGTCATCGTGCGTATGCCTGACGGCGGTATGTCCTCTGCTGGCAGATCGTAGCGCACGCCCATCGGCCACGGCCCGTATTTAATTGTCTCCGCAGCTATCGGCATTAACTGGCCTCGACCACCAACGAGTTGTCCGTGCGCACCATGTACGCATACGATTCATCCGAGGCTGGGAAACGCCTGTTGCCCTGCTGGGCGAGGTTCTGGCGACGCATGAGCTGCACCACGCGACCCAACTCAGCCGCCTCGCGCTGCGCTCCACCCTCGTCGCCCTTCTCCTCGTAATACAGTTTGGCCGCACCGTAGACTAACGCCGACTCAGCAATCTGCGGGAATCCCAACGACAAAAACGTGGAACTGTCATTGCTGGACGTCCATTCGCTTACGGCCATCTGATACCGCACGCGAATCGTGACGTTGGTGTCTGACGGCGTATAATACAACTCTATTACAGGGTAACCCGTAGTCGAATCAACGCCGCCTACAAACACCTTATACACGTTGCCCGTTAAAGACCGGTCCTCGTCGAGCAGGTCGTATTGGTCTGGCCCGACGATCTCTAACGGCCACTCATCTGTTTCGTTGACGAACGACCACCAGTTTGTGACCGAGCCACTGACGGGCGTGTAAACGCGCGTGTTTACCGAACTGGAGTAGGTTGCCGTGACACCGCTGGTGCCACCCGTAATCGTTTCTGACGCGGTAAAATCGCCACTCTCGCTATAGATATACACCAGCCCATTGGCCGTGTCGTGCGAGTCTACAGTAGCTGTAGAGCCGCTCGTGCCGCCTGTGATCGTCTCGCCCACGGTAAACGTGCCGCTGGCGCCGGTGACAGTAAACGTCTTGGTCGTCTTGAACGTGGTCGTGCGGTTCAACCACCACCACTTTAGCAGATTAGCTATTTCTATGGCGGTAAGGTTGATATACTGACGCGCACGGTTTTTGAACGTGGCGTTGCCACTATCCAGCCCGACGCGATCCAGTACTAATGTGATGCCATCCGATAATGTCATTCAGCATATTTCACGATGTTGTGATGTTGACCCACGCACCCGCTTTGTAGACCTGCAGCTCGTCGTCAGTCGTGTTATAGATGATCCAGCCGTTAGACGCCGTCAGCGCATCGCGCGCCGCTGTCGTTAAGGCCGGCGCCGACAATACCTGCCCTATCTCCACCACGTCGAACTGTGCTACCGTGCCAAACGTAGTAACCTGTTTGACGCGCCCGGCAATAGATGGCGATTGGCGTATCTGCTGCATTACGCTATGGCTATGCCCTCATCCTCTGGCATCACTTGATCGGCTGCAATGTCAAACCGGACGTTGCCGTCCATCTTTTGCCCGATCTTATGACCGTCTAAAAACTTTTTATAGTTTTCGGACAGCAATAAACGACCGTCACTGTCGCGCAGCGCCTCGGCCTTGTTGTTGGTATCACCGTTGGCGCCTTTATACATTAACAGCCACGACGCCGGCAATGGACGAAACCCCTTAGGGTGCGCCACTTCAACGCCGCCATACACGCGCAGCGCAGGCTCTTGGGTATAGTCGCGTTCGTAGTTGCCAATAGCCGGCCCCTTGCCCGGGCCTAACCCAAACAGGTCGCGCGTCTGCTCGTTGCTCGCCAGCAGGTCAGCCAATCCCACAGCTACAGACGGGTCTGCTTTGGCCTCAGCAATCAACTGCTCAATCAACCCTGACGGCTTGCTTTGCGGCTCGACCTGCTCCTCGACGTCCACTAACGGCTCAAGGTCGCTGTTGGCCTCATCAACCAGCGCCAACGCACTCTGATCGGGTTCGCCTTTAGTCGCGCCAATAGGTTGGCCCATTTCGTCAAACTCTGCGGTTGCTGCACTTCTACGCTTTGCCATATATGCCTATGCGGTTTGTAGGTGGGTGAGGTCACTTGCCCCACCCACCCGATTAAACGCTACGGTTAGTTGCTCGCGTCCGTCACAAACGGATGCGTGATGCTCGACAACGTCGTGCCTCCCGCATCTGCCGCGACAGAAAACGCGCCGTAGATCAAGTCGCCGGCCACCGCTGCGTCGTCAACCGACCCAGCCGTCGCCGTCAGATACAACACAGCACCGTCAGCAACGTCGCCGCTGGTGATCGGGACCGTGCCGTCAACGCAATACCAACCATACTGGCTGGCAACGTTAGCAGACATCGCCACGCCAACCTTGCCCTTGGCATTGGCCGAGGCGCGCGTCGTGGTAAAGCCAGCGCCGTCAATGGTCACGAGGTCGCCGGCAGCAGTGCTGGCAGCGCCGAGACAATAAACGAACTCGCCCGTACCACGAGTGGGGTTGTTCAGATCAACAGCCTGCACGCGCGTACCGAGCGGTGCCTCTTGATAGGTAGACGTTTCGTCAATGTCCTGATTGAACGTCGGCCCGTTTACGATTTTATACGCCATTAAGTTTCTCTCCTCTTAGATGCCGGTGATAGCGGTCGCAACACCGAGGCGTCGGCGATTATTGGTTATTTGCTGTACACCAGCGACCATGTAGGAAAGCTGCCCGAGCTGACCGCTGCTCTGCAGGGAGACAAACGGCGTTTTCTTGAAGTTGGCCTGACGCATGACACGCAACTGGTGCGCGCGCTTGTCAACGAAATACGCGTGCGACGCAGCAATGTCATCGTCAGCAATCACGCTGGCGCCCATGTAGCCGGGGAACTCCTGACCGTTAAGCCCATTGAGCTGCGTGCCGCGCAGTTCGACATAACCCTGCGAGGTCAACGCAACGCGATAGGCGCCGGCGATGGAGTAGGTCGTGAAAATGGCGTCAGTGCGACCGCCCTGCTTGCGGACCGAATCCATAACGGCATTAAAACGCGTAACGCCGTTAAAAATGTTGGTGGTCGTCTGCGAGAGGAACGTCGTTGCTGTGGTGTCTTTCTGGTTCTGCCAGAAAGTGCTGGTGCTGCTGTCGATACCGCCGACAGTACCGGTGCCGGCGTCGGCGATAATATCCTGCAGGCCGAGCATGGACTTGCCCGACTGCGCGCCGCAGGCATCTTCGTTAATGGTTTTCAACAGCGAGTTCATGGCGTTGTCGCCAAGACCGGAGAGCAGGTCAAAAATCTCCTCGGCTCCGCTGTTTTCCCAGTTCTCCGTATCGCTCAACACAATCGGCACCGCGTAATAGCGCCGCTTGTAAAACGCCGACTCAAACGGATCGCGGGGCGACTTGCTCAGAGGATCGTACTTATCAAACGCCTCGGCAGTGCCGGCGCTCGACTCGAGCAAAATCTGGATTTCTTTCCCGCCGCCATCTACCATCATGCTGCCACCACCACGCTTACGCATGGCGTCGAT